GTTTGTAAGCGAGTACTAAAATGAAACTGATATCAGAACACATTGAAGATGTAAAATACATCGTAGAAGAAAAAGAAGGTTCTAAGAACTACTACATCCAGGGCATTTTCATGCAAGCTGAGATGGCAAATAGGAATAACCGCAAATACCAACTCCCTGTCATGGAGAGGGAAGTTGCTCGTTATGCAAAAGAATACATTGCTACCAACCGCGCTGTTGGAGAGCTTGGACATCCTAATGGTCCTTCTATTAACCTAGATCGCATTTCCCACAAAATTGTCGCCTTGGAACAAGACGGCAATAACTTTATTGGCAAGGCCAAGATTGTTGATACACCTATGGGCAAGATTGCACGTAGTCTGCTTGAGAGTGGAGTGCAGCTTGGTGTCTCTTCTAGAGGAATGGGATCAATCAAAGAAATCAACGGTATCATGGAAGTACAAGACGACTTCTTCCTTGCTACTCCTGCTGACATTGTAGCTGATCCATCAGCTCCTGATGCTTTTGTACAAGGCATTATGGAAGGCGTCGAGTGGGTCATGGACGCAGATACTGGCGTGTATCGTAAGGTCATGATAGAGAAGGCTGAGAAGATGCAGAAGCAAATTACCAAGATGACTGCACGTCAAGTAGAAGAACAAAAGCTCCAAATGTTTGAGAATTTTGTTAATTCTATTGGCCGCAACTAATACTTAAAAAATCAATAGTTATAAATACCCAATAAATCTTACAGGAGATTACCTATGTCAAAAAAAGAGCTAATTGAAAAAGCTTCTGATCCAGTCGGTGGTGGCGAGAGCGGCGTATCCAAGTCTGCTGACGCTACTGGCGGCAAAGCAACTCTTCCAAAGTCTAACAACAACGGAGAGCCAATGAAGAAGTTGGACGACAACACACCAGGCCAATCTGTATCTGATACAGACAGTGCTAACAACACTAAGGCTACAGCCGACAACTCTGCATCCCATAAATCATCCGTAGCAATGAAGAGTAGCGCAGCACAAGCTGGCCAAACTCATAGCTTTGTTCCTAACAGTGTTAAGGAAGAAATGCTTGCTATCATGGGTGACGATCTTTCAGAAGATTTCAAAGAAAAAGCATCTGTTATTTTTGAAGCTGCCGTCTCTGGTGCAGTTTCTGAAGCTAAGACTGCTTTGGAAGAAGAATTTGCAGCTAAGGAAGCCGCTCTAGAAGAGTCTTTCCAAACAGCTGTTACAGAAATGAAAGACGAAATCGCTGGTAAAGTAAACGAGTACCTCGACTACGTCGTTGAAGAGTGGATGAAGCAAAATGAAGTTGCTATTGAATCTTCTCTCCGTACTGAATTGACGGAAGAATTCATTGGCAAGTTGAAAGGTCTTTTCGAAGAAAGCTACATCGAGATTCCTGAAGAGAAAGTAAATGTCATCGACGAGATGGCAGCTGCTATGCAAGAACTCGAAGGCAAGTATGACGCAATCGTCGCTGAAAAGATTGACTTAGAGAAGAAGCTCGAAGAAAGCACAAAGAATACTATCTTTGCTGATGTTTCTGAAGGCCTTGTACTTTCACAAGTAGAAAAGTTCCGTGCTTTGGCAGAAGGCGTGTCTTATGACTCCGCTGAAGCCTTCAAGAAGAAACTTGAAATTGTTAAAGAACAATACTTCGGTCAAAAAGCAGCTCCTACTGTAACGCATATCGCTGAAGATACGCAAGTGGATCTGAACGAAGAAGCACCAGCTAAGCCTGTCGATGCATCAGTGTCACGCTATGTGAGCGCTATTGCTAGAACAGTCAAGAAATAAACAAATATAAATAAGTTTACGTAAGTTTTTTATTAACTAGAAAAATAGGAAAAGGGGAAAATATGTTCTTATCCGAAGACATTCAAAAGAAATGGGCTCCTGTCATTGAGCACGCTGATCTACCATCAATCAAAGATGCACATCGCCGTGGCGTTACAGCAGTTCTTCTCGAGAACACAGAAAAAGCACTTCGCGAGTCTGGCCAATATGGCGGTCAATACTTGACAGAAGCTCCACACGTCAACAGCATGGGTGCTTCTAGCTCCACAGCTTCTGACGGCGCAATCGACACGTTTGATCCAGTGTTGATCAGCTTGGTTCGTCGTGCAATGCCTAACCTCATTGCTTATGACATCTGCGGCGTACAGCCAATGACAGGACCTACAGGCTTGATCTTCGCAATGCGTGCTCGTTACACAGATCAATCTGGTACAGAGACATTCTACAACGAAGTTAACACAGCTTACAGCTCTGTTACATCCGGTGCTAACACACTCGGTCAAAAGAACGTTGGCGGATATCCTGGCAACACATCTACCGGTACAGCTAACTTGGCTGAACAAGGTATCTACAACATGGGTACTGGCATGTCACGTGCACAAGCAGAAGCTTTGGGCACATCTGGCAACACAGCTTTCCCAGAAATGGCATTCTCGATCGAGAAAGTATCTGTTACAGCAAAGACACGTGCTTTGAAAGCAGAATACACAATGGAACTTGCACAAGACTTGAAAGCAGTTCACGGTCTTGATGCTGAAACAGAATTGTCTAACATCCTTACTGGTGAAATCCTTGCTGAAATCAACCGTGAAGTTGTTCGTACAATCAACGTAACTGCTACACGCGGTGCTACTGAAGGTACAACAACAACTGGCCGTTTCGACCTTGATGTTGACTCTAACGGTCGTTGGTCTGTTGAAAAGTTCAAGGGCTTGATGTTCCAAATCGAGCGTGAAGCTAACCAAATTGCTAAAGCTACCCGTCGTGGTAAGGGTAACATGATCATCTGCTCATCTGATGTTGCTTCTGCACTTCAAATGGCTGGTGTTCTTGATTACACTCCTGCTTTGAATAGCAACAACCTTCAAGTCGACGACACAGGCGCTACATTTGCTGGCGTATTGAACGGTCGTATCAAGGTATACATTGACCCATACGCAACTGGCAACTACATGACAGTAGGCTATAAGGGCGCTAGCGCATTTGATGCTGGTCTCTTCTACTGCCCATACGTTCCATTGCAAATGGTTCGTGCAGTCGATACAGGTTCTTTCCAACCTAAGATCGGCTTCAAGACCCGTTATGGCATGGTTGCAAACCCATTTGCTGAAGGTGCAACAGCTGGTGCTGGCGCTCTCACAAAGGACAGCAACGTCTACTACCGCAGAGTGTTGGTTGACAACATTATGTAATCTCCATTAAGAGAGATCTTTACAAGGGCCGCTCATGCGGCCCTTTTTTATTGGATAAATAGCACATAGGAGATAATATGGCTATTGGATCACAACCAGACACAGTAAACTTTCTTTCGCCACTTGGATTCAAGTTAATAATTGAGCGCGCACCCAGCGTTAATTACTTTGTTCAAGCTGTGGAGCTGCCTTCTGTTAACTTAGGGTTAACTAGCGTTCCTACGCCGTTTACACGCGTACAATTGGGTGGAGATCATATAACATACTCTGAAATGAGTGTTACGTTCAAGGTAGATGAGAAGCTTGAAAACTATATTGAAATGCTGAATTGGATAAACGGTCTTGGATTTCCAGATAGTTTTGACCAGAGTTTTGATCGATCTGTAAGATTCCCGCCAGCAGACAAACAAGCTCTTTCTGATATTAAATTGATTATCTTGTCCAGCTCAAAAAACCCAACACGTGAAATAACTTTCATCGACGCCCACCCCACATCGTTGACTAGTTTGAATTTTACTAGTACACTATCAGACGTCGACCATTTGGAATGTACTGCTACATTCACTTTTAGGACTTTTGTTATTAATAATATTTAATGTGAAACTTGAAGATATACAAGCTGCTTGGAAATCCGACAGCGCCATTGACCGAACTGAATTGGGTGAAGAAAGTTTAAAAATCCCACAACTCCATAGTAAGTACTTTAATATATTCTCGCAAGAGCGATTAACTTATAAGAAAATGGAGTCTGATTATAAGAGACTGCTTCGTCTTAAACATGAATACTACACTGGAGTGATTAGTGAAGAAGACCTTCGCGAGCACCAGTGGGATCCTTTCCAGCTGAAAATTCTCAGAACAGACCTCAGTCTTTACCTGGAGAGCGATACTGATCTACAGACCCTTCAACTAAAACTTGAAATGCAGAAAGAGAAAGTTGACTTTCTTGATTCAGCAATCAAGAGCCTATCTGTGCGCGGATACCAAATAAAGAACGCAATAGACTGGACCAAATTCCAGATGGGTGGCTAATGAGCGACGTAACATTATTCATTGAAAAGTACAATGACGTCCACATCAAAGTTTATAGTAACGATGATGGGGTTGCGTATGAGCTGAATGAATATTTTACATTCTCCGTTCCGAACGCTAAGTTTCATCCAAAGGTCAGGAACAAGATGTGGGACGGCAAGATACGTCTTTTCAATCTAATGACTCGGTTATTGTATGTTGGGTTGATTCCTTACGTGGAGCAATTTGCAAAAGAGAGAGATTATACAGTTGAGTATGCATTTGATAATGCTGCTGAGAATTTTTCTGTCGAAGAAGCACGCCAATTCTGCAGTAAACTCGATTTAACAATCGATCCTAGGGATTATCAGTTAGAAGCGTTTGTACACGCTATAAGGCACCGTAGAGCGCTTTTATTGTCTCCTACAGCATCAGGTAAGTCATTCATCATATTCTTAATTATGATGTACATTCTTACCCAGAAAAAAGGCAGGTGTTTGATTGTCGTGCCTACAACATCTCTTGTTCATCAAATGTCTTCTGATTTTGAATCGTACTCGCACTACGCTAATGGTATGTGTCACAAGATTACAGCCGGCGAATCTAAAGATACAAACAAAAGAGTGATTGTATCGACGTGGCAATCAATATACAAACAGCCACGGAAATGGTTTGATCAGTTTGATCTGGTCATTGGAGATGAAGCGCACTTATTCAAAGCAAAGAGCTTGACCGATATCCTAACCAAAATGACTGTATGTGAGCACCGGTTTGGATTTACGGGAACGCTTGATGGTACACATACACACAAATTAGTGCTTGAAGGACTGTTTGGTGCAGTCAAGAAAGTGACTACGACCGCAGAATTAATAGAACAGAAACATCTTGCTGGGTTCTTGATTAAAGGTATCGTTCTCAGCTACTCTGATGAAGACAGGCAACTCCTTAAAAAGTACCTGTATAAGGACGAGATTGATTGGTTAGTTCGTCACCCAAAACGAAATGCTTTCATTAAGAATTTGGCCCTATCATTAGAAGGCAACACACTACTGCTGTTTCAATTTGTTGAGAAGCATGGTAAAGTATTGTATGATGCACTCAAGCATAGAGAAAATGTATACTTCGTTAGTGGTAATGTAGATGGGGATGAGAGAGAAGAGATTCGAAAAATTGTCGAGACACAACAAAACGCAATTATTGTAGCATCGTATGGAACTTTCTCTACTGGCGTCAACATTAAGAACCTACATAATATTATATTCAGTAGCCCTTCAAAATCGCGCGTTAGGAATCTTCAGTCTATCGGTAGAGGGCTAAGGAAAAGTGATACAAAGTCGCGAGCAGTTCTTTATGATATAGCCGACGACCTGACTTGGAAGTCTCGTAAAAACCACACACTTAATCACTTTACAGAGCGGATTAAAATGTATGGTGAAGAGAAGTTTGATTATAAGATTTACACAGTAAACATCAAGGGGTAATATGGCAGCAATTGTACTCTTAAAATTACGCAATTCAAATGAAGTCATTGGAGACGCAGTTCACGTCGATGATGATGTCGTTGAGTTGCAAGATCCCTTTATTATTAACTATCGATTTATTGCAGGGCAGCCGATGCCCTCCATTAGCTTGAGCAGATACATTCCCTTTTCTGCCGAGCATCAGCACGTGTTTCCTTCAAAGGAAGTGATGCATGTAACAGTGCCTAGCAAAGCGTTTGAGTTATACTACAAAAAAGCGTTGCAGTATTGTAAGGAGGTTGTTGACGAAACAATCGACACGGAATTGCAAGAGGTAACTGAGAAGACAATGAATAGTCGTAGCAACATGATGGATGTATATCAAGCAATATTGGAGCGTACTCAGTTTGATGGTCCACTAAACTAGTTGACTATTTTGTTTTTGGTTATATAATGAATTATAATAATATTGGAGTGGTATGACAGTACACTATGTTGATAATAAGCAGCTGTATGCTGTAATGGTAGAATATAGAAACGCAGTTAAAGAAGCGAAAGCTAATGGTACGTTGCGTCCGCAAATCCCTAACTATGTTGGGGAATGTATTCTTTTAATTGCTAAACGGCTTTGTACAAAACCTAATTTTATCAACTACTCTTACAGAGAGGAAATGATTAGCGATGGGATTGAGAACTGTATTAGTTATATTGATAATTTTGATCCTGACAAATCCAACAACCCATTTGCTTACTTCACTCAAATCATCTACTATGCGTTCCTACGTCGTATTCTAAAAGAAAAGAAACAAATATACATTAAGCATAAGACAATGGAGAATTCGATGTTGTTCAATGAGTTAGTTGAACAAGGTCAGTTTGATGATGCGCACCAGACTAATAATATAATTGATTTAGATAATGATAATATGTTCGACTTCATTAAATCGTTTGAAGATAATATAAACGCTAAAAAGAAAAAGCGTAAGAAGGCATTAGAGAAATTCTTCGATGAGGAAGAAGAAAAAGAAGATGGCGAGGACGAAGAAGTATGAAGGTAGCCATCTTAGGAGATACGCATATTGGTGCTCGCAATGATAGTGCTGTGTTCCATGACCACTTCGACCAGTTCTACACCAAGACTTTTTTTCCTTACCTAGAGCAAAATAATATACTGCACATTGTGCAACTTGGAGATCTATTCGATCGTCGTAAGTATATTAACTTCCAATCTCTTAAACGAGCTCGCGGTTATCTCTTCGATAGGATGAATGATGGCTACACTACTTGGGTGCTAGTTGGAAATCATGACACCTATTACAAGAACACAAACGAAGTTAATTCATTGGACTTATTGCTCGATGGATATCACAACATTATTCCCGTGAACGAACCCAAAGAAGTAGAATTCGAAGATACGACCTTCTTATTGATTCCTTGGATATGTGAAGACAATGAAAAGGAAATGATTAACGCCATTCAGACTTCACGAGCAAATGTCATTGCTGGACATTTTGAAATCCGTGGATTTGAAATGCAAAGAGGTATGTTGAACGATGAGGGGCTAGAAGCAGAAGTGTTTAAGGATCAGGAGTTGGTCATATCGGGCCATTTCCACCACAAATCAACAAACCGTAACATTTCATACTTGGGTACACCTTATGAATTGACGTGGTCGGATTTTGATGATCCAAAAGGATTTCATGTATATGATACAGAAACACGAGAACTAACGTTCGTACCAAATCCAGAACGAATGTTCCATAAGTTGTTTTACAATGATCAAGATCAAACCGTAGACTACTACAAACAAGAAGATGTGTCAGGCTTAGCTGGAAAAATAGTCAAAGTCATTATTAAGAATAAAGATAATCCAGTTTGCTTCGACAAATACATTGAACGTCTTGAGAAGGCTGGTGTTGCAGATCTGCAAGTGGTAGAAGATCATCTCAACTTAGATCTCGAAGGCGACGAAGATATTGTAAACGAGGCAGAGGATACAATCACAATCCTCAAGAAGTACATTGAGCAAGTGGATGTACAAGTAGATCGTAAACAATTGAATAAACTAATGCAAGAACTATATCAAGAAGCGTTGGCTGTTGAATGAGAATATTAGTAACCGGGCACAGAGGGTTTATTGGTCGCAACGTTTATGAACACTTCTCGACCGACCATGATGTTGTAGGAATCGATATCAAAGATGGTATTGATTTATACGATTGTGTATTGCCGGATGTAGATGTTGTAATTCATCTTGCTGCAAATGCTGGTGTGAGGCAAAGCATTGCCGATCCAATTCCCTATTGGCGTAACAATGTAGAAGTCAGTAAGAGATTATTTGAACACTATAAGCAAACATCATACATTGCCTATGCCTCAAGCTCATCAGCGAAGCAATGGTACAACAATCCATACGCCACTACAAAAGCTGTAGTAGAAGTGCTTGCTCCCAACAACTCTTGTGGGATGCGCTTTCACACTGTGTATGGCGTTGACTCACGTCCAGATATGATGTATGATAAATTGATTAATGGTCGTGCAAAATATGCGACGAATCACTCACGAGACTTTACTCATGTGTCAGATGTTGTATCGGCCATAGAGTGTGTAATACAACATAGGTTGACTGGCGTAATAGATGTCGGTACTGGCGCTCCTGTTTCTGTGATAGATTTAGTTGAGGCAGCAGGCCAAAGATTACCTATTCAATCTGTTACTGGCGAGGCTGTTCACACTGAAGCCAATCCTACAGCATTATTATCATGTGGTTGGCGTCCAACCAAAAATGTATTGGAACAAATAAGATATGATATTGTTCGAAAAACTTAAATGGAAAAACATACTCAGCACTGGCAACGCCTTTACAGAAGTTCATTTAAACAACCATAAAACGTCATTAATTGTCGGGGAGAATGGTGCAGGAAAGTCTACAATACTTGATGCATTATGCTTTGCTCTTTATGGTAAACCGTTTCGGAAAATTAACAAGAATCAGCTGTTGAATTCAATCAACGGTAAAGGCTTAGTTGTAGAGATTGAATTCAAGGTAGGCAAACGTCAGTATCTTATCAAGCGCGGAATCAAGCCAAACTTGTTTGAGATCTATGTTGACGGTACCTTACTCGATCAACATTCCGATGCTCGCGAGTATCAGGATATGCTCGAGAAGCAAATTCTCAAACTCAACTATCGTTCCTTCTCACAAATTGTCATATTAGGTAGTGCGTCATTTGTTCCATTCATGCAGCTGCCTGCTGCACACCGTCGTGAGGTTATTGAAGACTTGTTGGATATTCAAATCTTTTCGGTAATGAACACTTTGTTGAAAGACAAGCAGAATGTCAATAAGATAAAGATTGGAGACGCAGATTACTCGATCAAGTCGGCTGCTGAAAAGATTGAGCTCTATAAAAAGCATATTGACACACTTAAACAAAACAACGATGAACTGATTGCACAAAAGCAAGCTCAGATTGATAAGTTGTGTACGGATATTGATTTTTCAAACTCAGCGGTAATTAAGCTGCAACTTGAAATTGAAAAGCAAACTAGCACAATTGCTGATGAGGATAAAGTTCGTAGTCGCTTGGATAAGATTAAAGTACTATCCAATAAGGTTGATAGTCGACTTGAGAAGATAAAGAAAGACATCGAATTCTTTGATTCGCACGATGATTGTCCTACCTGCAGGCAAGGGATTGCTCACGAACATCGAACAACTATCCTGGAAAATAGTAGTTCACAGGTAGCCGAAATTGAGCAGGGAAAGACGCAAATAACAACAGAGCTACAAAGTATTAATACTCGTCTTGCTGAAATATCGGAAGTGTCCGCGTCAATTACTGCAAAGAACAGAGAGGTATCTGATATCCTAGTACAGATACGCACGTGGCAGAACTTTGTCTCTATGATCACTAAAGAAGTAGAAGATCTTAGAACGAACACAAAACAAATAGATGACAATACAATAGAGGTGAACACTCTCAAAGAACAGTTGCGTCAAGCTATTGCAGATAAAGAAAGTTTGTCTGGTCAACGATCGCTGTATGATACAGCAGCGTTGTTATTGAAGGATGGTGGAATTAAAACAAAGATTATCAAACAGTACATACCCGTAATTAATAAACTAATTAACAAGTATCTTGCTGCAATGGACTTCTTTGTCAATTTCGAGTTGAATGAAAATTTTGAAGAAACTATTAAATCGAGGTTTAGAGATGAATTTACTTACGACAGCTTTTCAGAAGGTGAAAAATTACGTATTGACCTTGCCTTGTTATTTGCTTGGCGAGCTGTTGCAAAGTTGCGTAATAGCGCTTCTACTAACCTCCTCATTATGGATGAAGTATTTGACAGCTCTTTAGACGGATCAGGTACAGATGAGTTTATGAAAATATTGAACGGAGTTACTTCTGATACAAATACTTTCATTATTAGCCATAAAGGTGATCAACTCTTTGAGAAGTTTGAACACGTCATTAAATTTGAAAAGCACAAGAACTTCTCAAGGATAGCTTAATGTTTAAAATGAAACCGACCCAGATTGGCAATAGAAGCGAAGACCTTTTGTGGGTTGCTAGCGATCAAGGATGCTATGACTACATTATCCACGATTGGAAAGAATACTTTCATCACATTGCTAAATGGATCAACGACACGCGTGTAGTTGTGCAGGCTGGTGGTAACTGCGGCTTGTATCCATTGTACTATGCTGAAATATTTGAGCGAGTGTTCACATTCGAGCCTGATCCTCTTAACTTTCATTGCCTTGCAGCTAATTGCAAGAATAGCAAGATAATTAAGTTCAATACTGCACTTACAGATAATCCTCAATATTTGCGAATTGGCAATCCAGATCCACTTAACAACGGCATGCCATGTATCAACGGGGGCGACACTATTGTTTATGGCATTACAATCGATAGCCTAGATCTACCAGTAGTTTCATTAATTCATCTCGATGTAGAAACGTATGAGTATGAAGTAATACAAGGTGCAGTAAGAACAATCGAGAGATGCAGGCCACTAGTTGTATTGGAAATAACAAGAGCTCATCAGGAAATCAACCAGTTGATGAAAAGTCTGAATTATAGGATAGTAACAGAATATGGAGACCCTCCAAATTTTGTATATGTGCCGATCGAAAGGATACCAACATGACAAAACAATTCTTAGCTGAATTCGTTGACGGCGGCGTAGGTTGCATGAGAGACGATTGCATGATTACTGAGAATGGGCCTAGTATGACTACGGCGGCTTATTACCCGCCAGTTTACAACAAGCAGGGAATAAACACAAACCCTGATATGAATATTACAACACATCACCGCCGTTGTCTTTCGTGCGGTCAAACTTGGACGGAGAGTTATCAAAATGGTATTAGACTTAGTAGCACCTGAACATCCTATCTTGAAGCAGACGCTAGAGGAATTTGATTTCAAAAATCCTCCTGTAGATCCTATCGAGCTTGCGAACAACTTAATTGAGACAATGGCTGCAAGGCGTGGCTTAGGTCTTTCTGCTAGCCAGTGTGGCTTGCCGTACCGCGTATTTGTATTGTGGTCGGAAACGCCAACGGTATGCTTCAATCCTCGTATTATTGATACGTCATCGGAAACTAATCTATTGGAAGAGGGTTGTTTAACTTTCCCACACCTCTTGATTAAAATTAAGAGACCTTCCGCGATCAAAGTTCGTTTTGAAGATGAGCGAGGACAAACGCATACAGAGAAATATATTGGAATGACATCACGTGCTTTCCAACATGAGCTAGACCATTTGAATGGTGTAGTGTATACGGCAAAAGCAAATAAGATTCACCTAGATCGCGCTCTCCATCAGCAAAAGATTTTAATGCGTCGCCTTAAGCGCGGAGAAGTGTACTACAAGCCGGATAACGTATTGACGGAAAATCAATTGAGAGAAGCACAAGGTCAGTTGTCCATCTCTACAACTGAGAGAACCGTACAGTTAGCTGATTCTATAACATTATGAAGATCCTCATATTTGGCAAAGGTAAGGTAGGTCAAGCTACCTCACATGCTCTTTCTAGAGGAGTAGATAACACCTTCGGATGGGTAGATCCAAAACTAGGATTGGATGTGCCAGATGTCAATGATTATGAAGTTGTAATACTATGCGTCTCTAGCTTAGAGAACGGACCATACGATCATTCTGCAGTCAATCAATGCCTATTGCGACTTCACGATGAACATTTCAAAGGGATTGTTGCTATTCGTAGCACTCTATCACCTGAGTGGAGTGGGTTGAAAACGTTTGACCACCTCAGAATGATACACTTTCCAGAGTTCATGAAACAACACGGTGACCACATTAACGACAAGCCTTGGGTTGTAGTGTTGGGTGGTAAGAAAGACGAGACTGAAGAATTCAGCAAAGTATTACACCTATCCGGCTATGCCAAGAAGGACTTGGTGATGCATGTTGACTTTATACAGTCAGTTATTATAAAATTAGGCCAGAATGGTTTCTTAGCCACCAAAGTGGCCTACTTCAATATGATAGCCAAGTTATGTCAACAGTACAATGTTGATTACGGACCTGTACAGTGTGGAATTACAGTCGATGATCGTATTAACGCTAAGCACACGAACGTTCCTGGTTGGGACGGTATGTTGGGGTACGGTGGTCATTGTTTACCAAAAGATGCGCTTGCATTGGCAATGGTTACTAAAGGGTGTGAAATTATGGGAAGCGTTATAAGTTATAATGGAAGGATTCGGAATGAAAAGATACAGACTCAGTGAGATGTTTTTTAGCTTCCAAGGCGAGGCCTTGCACGCTGGAAAACCGAGTGTGTGGGTGAGATGGTTTGGGTGCAACTTAGAATGTAATGGGTTCGGGCAAAAAGATCCTAAAGATCCTTCCACATACGTTTTACCATACCAGACGTTTGATATTAGTAAAATTCAAAAAGTAGAAGATCTCCCTGTATGGGATTATGGGTGCGATTCTTCTTATTCATGGTCTGCGAAGTATAAACATCTCGTTCACGACAAGACGGCTGAAGAGATTGTAGATCAATTAACCGACATGATGAGACATCCAACCAATCCAGATGGATTGTTTGTTCACCCAATTACACATCAGGATACTATGATGTGTTTTACAGGTGGTGAACCTATGATGTGGCAAAAGGGATTAGTTGCAGTGTTGGATGAGTTTGAGAAACGTGGCAACATGCCAAGACTTGTTACTATTGAAACAAATGCTACACAGAAAGTACATGAAGTATTTCATTCGTGGATGGATCGTAATTATAGAGGTGTAGACATACATTTCGCTATGTCGCCTAAACTATTCACCGTATCTGGTGAAAAGGACGCTGTTAACCCTGATATTATTCAATCATACATTGAGTTTGGTTACAGTCATGTGTTAAAGTTTGTATGTAACGGCACAGAGGAGAACTGGCAAGAGCTAGAAGCTGCCGTTAAGGCCGTACAGCAAAAGACAGGAAACTTGTTGCAGAATGTGTGGGTAATGCCAGTTGGTGCAACGAAGGACCAACAAGAACAACAACAAGTGGCTGACATTTCGATTGAGGCTATGAAACGTGGTTATAATGTTGCGACGCGCAACCATTGCTACGTGTTTGGTAATGTGATAGGAAAATAAGATGTATTACTCTAGCCAAGACTGTTTACACGACATCGACGCAATAGCACATGAAGTAATTGCTGCCGGCGAGCCAATCGATTATATTGTAGGAATTGCACGAGGTGGTTTGATACCGGCTGTACTCCTTTCACATCGCTTAGAATTGCCGATGAGAAGTGTATCGTGGTCTACCTTTCATTCCGACCAGATGAGAGAACATGCTCTTGATATAGCAGACGATATCAATGAAGGTAAGAAGATCTTATTGGTCGATGATATTTTAGATTCAGGCAGAACATTACAAGAGTTATTGGAAGACTGGCAGTGTGAAAGAAACAAAATTAAAATAGCTGTTCTTTTACACAACACGGATCAAAAGATTGCGCCAGACTTCTGTGGGAGGAAGTTTAGTAGAACAGATGCACCGGAGTGGATTGACTTCTGGTGGGAAAAGGCATAATAAATGAATACACCAATTGTATACAAATACACAAGTACGAAAGAATATCACGATGCATTTCCATGTGCATACAGACAATGGAAAGCTGACAGCCACTGTAATTTAATTCACGGTTATAGTTTTTCAATGAAGTTCTATTTTGGAACAGACAATCTTGATGCTCGTAATTGGGCAGCTGATTATGGTGGCCTCAAAGAACTGAAGGGTGTATTGGAAAGCCAGTTTGATCACACTCTGTTAGTATCAGAAGATGACCCTCATCTTGATCTTTATATGCAAATGCAAGAACGCAACATTGCTAAATTAACTATTCTGCCAAAGGTAGGATGTGAAGGGCTTGCAGATCAGCTGTACAAGTACGTTAACGGCGTATACATTCCAGATTATTGGGGACCAGGTGAAGCTGAGCGTCTGTGGTGCTATAGGGTTGAAGTTCGCGAGACACAAAGCAATATGGCTTACAGAGAAGGTCATCGTGAGTGGAATGAGGACTTGTTTGCGTAATGGCATTCCAGCAATTTAAATGGGTACCGGATGGCACCTATGATTATACTGATTATTTGGTTCGCTATGTCATTAAGGATGGAAATCCAACTGTCGTAATATCGAAGATGTGGGTTGACAAAGGTGCACCAGATGATGTATCATTAGAACTGAAACAACCTTGGGGATCGTTTCCGGACTTTCCTCCAAAACCACCAAAAAAATAACGGAGTATAGATGACTAACCAAAACACAATGACATTTACAGTAAGCGCTGATGCAGCAGTGACCGAAGGGACATATATGATGTCCGCTATTATTAGAGACCGACTAAAGAAAGCTAATAAGCGGTTTAATGCTAATGATAACATCTCTGCGTTTATTGGAGAAAACGAACTTCCAATGTTGGTGGATGAGTTGACAGGTAAGTTTCAGGGAGTACTTGAAACATTGGTAATTGATACAGCGAACGATCCTAACTCGAGAGACACAGCTCGACGCCTTGCAAAGATGTATGTGTATGAGTTGATGGCTGGTCGTTATGAGCCTCCTCCAACTGTCACGGCTTTCCCTAATGAAGGACCAGAACGGTTCGAAGGAATGTTGGTTGTTAGAGCCGAGTTGGTATCGATGTGTTCTCATCACCACCAACCAGTAAAAGGAATTGCTATCATTGGTATTGTACCTACCGGTGAAGTAATCGGGTTATCCAAATACGCACGGATAGCTCAATGGTGCGCTCGTCGCGGCACACTACAAGAAGATCTCGCAAATCAAATAGCAAAGGAGATCATGAAATCGACAGATACAGAAAACTGTGCTGTCTATATCCAAGCAACCCACGGTTGTATGGAGAACCGCGGCGTAATGGCACATTCGAGTCTTACTCAGACTTGTGTTGTACATGGACTATTCCACAACGATTCTGTCAAAGCTGAATTTATGTCCCACGTCAAAATTCAGTTGATGGGAAATCGTTGACTTATACAAAAAGAACTACTATAATAGTGGTTCTGGGTTTGTCCAGTTATTTTATTTTTTCTAGGAGTGATTTTATTATGAGTCAAAAAAACCGCATTCTCGCCTCTCTCAAAACAGGTAAAGAGTTTACTACCAAGCAATTCGAATCTAACTTCAACATTGCATCCCCTTCCAAAGTTATCTCCCGTTTGCGCCGGGATGGCCATGCCATCTACTTGAACAAGCGTGTCGACACTTGTGGTCGTGAAACTCTCAAGTATCGTCTCGGAACCCCTAACCGTAAGATGGTATCTGTTGCGATCGCAGCTCTTGGCGCTTCAGCTTTTGCCTAATGCCTAATTAGGTACTTTTGGGGCCTACATCTCGGTGTAGGCCTTTTTTTATTTAAGGTGTGTAATGATTGTTGTGACCTATGAACTTGGTGATCTAGCAAACGGTGGATTCCAAAAATCTAAGCAAGCTGAGCATGCTTTGCTCAATCTTATATCCAGAAAACGTCGCACGACCTTTTCGGTAGATCTCGGTGAGGGTAAGAATACTGACTGGGACGGAATGTTGGGTTCAGACCACGTGGAAATTAAATTTTCTGCAAAAGTATTCAAGGATGATAATCGTTTGGCAAATTTTTTCGAAACTCATTACAAGAGTGGTGCACCGTCAGCATTGCTGTTGACAAAAGCAGAGAAATATATTACAGTGAGTCCTGGCTGGTCCAACAAATACCAGATGCTTACCGGAAAGGTGCGTATGTGGAATGTAAGGGATCTGCTATTCAAAGGTATGGCGCATTATCCTATTGTCGAAGGGGATTATGGTGAACGTGGATTCTTTATTCCGAACAAGTCAGCTTTAGTGAGTCACGATTGGATTGGTGACGTGTTTTTCGACCAAGCAAAGTGTAGTTACGATTTATCGAAATGGATGTAATATATGGATAATAAAAGTTTTATTTGGGTGACCTTTAGAAAAGAAGGAATTCATAGGTATCCGGCTGCTGCAACTGATCCTAAGTTAGCAACAGGCGATTGGTTAGATGTATCGTTTTTGGCGGATCCGCACCGTCATATTTTTCACTTCCGTGTGGAGATGCAGGTATATCATGACGATCGTGATGTTGAATTTATTCAAGCAAAACGCATCATGGAAAAATGGTATAGCGATGGTACATTGCAGCTAGATTATAAGTCTTGTGAGATGATAGCACGCGACCTATATACTAAATGCAAAGAGGCATTTGGCGGCCGCGATTATGCGATCGAAGTGTCAGAGGACGGCGAAAATGGATGCCGTCTTGTCTTCCCATACTGGAATCCAGCACTTGTTACACGAGAAGACTAATAACGACGCCGTCTACGACTCAATGCACGAGAGGGTGGTAGACATATGGCGTGCTCAGGGCACGTGGCCATTTCCTAGATGGGAGAATGGTCGTATTGTTAAACTTCGTGTCGTACCGCCTCCTTTTGATATTACAAAAGTCGAGGATGCACCGATATGAGCGTAAAGTTAGGACAAGTGGCGTTAGTTGCAGCGCTAGCTAGCCTTATAAAAATTGAGAGTAGTAGCAGCGGCAAGGTGGACTTGTCGCCTGGTATATCTAAGTTTGAACCAAAGGTACCAAATCCAAATTTGGCTAAGTTTGAACAAAAGAAATGTTTAGATCTTCAACTCAAGCTCGAGTTAATGAAGTTCAACTTTAAATTACCTCCACTCATCACATTACCTAAGCTGCCACAGCTACCTAACTTACCAGCTCTTAATATTGATCTTGGACCAGTGTTGAAGTGTGTGCTGGAAATGCTAGCACTCTTGGCTCTGTTTAAGAAGCTAAGCGATTCAGGCGAAACAGGCGGCCGCGCTGGTTCTTTTGCAAACACTGCAACGGTTCAGTCTGTGTCGAATGTCGCTACAGCGCAAACATCTACTTCCAGTACAACTTACTATAACCCAGCTTTCGCTAACACAAACAACACAGGCAGTATTTAATTATTTTTGAAAGGCTATATTATGTTTGAAAGATCGAGTGTAAACGATCCGATTAAGTTTTGTCACATCTCCCCTACCCCTCATCTTGAGGAATATACAAAGCACAACGGGGCGCATTTGTTATTAGCGCACCTCGTTGAGCAAGATCCAGATTACATGGAATTCTATGCTAATTTGGATGACGGTCGCACTAAGATTATGGACAACTCAGCATTCGAGATGTTCAAGCAAGGCCGGCCGATGTATGACTCTAATAAATTGATTGAAATGGGTAAAGCCTGTAAGGCTGACGTCATTGTGATGTCCGACTACCCAAAAGAACCGTGGACAAAGACACGCGACGCTGCAATCAATATGATACCAGCTCTTAAGGATGCTGGATTCGGTACATTTTATGTCCCTCAAAGCAATCTCAGCGACATTGACGGTGCCCTCAAATCATTTGACTGGGCATTGGGCAACAGTGAAGTTGATCTGATTGGGGTGTCGATTCTGACTTGTCCAATTGCATTTGGTGTCGATGAAAGCTCCTATGGTGAAGGAAAGCGTAACGATGCGTATAAGATGCAGCGGTTCCTTTCTCGTTGGAAGATGTTTATTGAACTAGATCGTGCAGGCCTTTTGAGCGCGCACGCGATTAAAAGATTCCATTGTTTGGGAATGACTGATGGACCAAACGAGATAGAGCTGTTGACTTCTTGTGGGTTTGGGAAGTATATTTACTCATGGGACTCTAGTGCTGCTGTTTGGGCAGGATTGAACGGAATTCAATTCGACGGATCGCCATCAGGACTCCGTAACGGCAAGTTCGAGCACGAAGTTGACTTCGATTTCAAGGGTGAACATCTAGGCACTACTAACCTTCAAGTTATTAACAATATCAATTACATTAATAAATTATGCAGCAAGTGATAGCTTTGACAGGCCCAAAGGGCAGTGGCAAAGATACAGTAGCAGATATGATCTATAGACATTATACCCAGGAGTGGTATACTGTTACTCGTATCGCGTTTGCCGATCCGATCAAGGATATGGTACAACACATATTCGATCTCAATCCCCACGACACAACTCAATACGACTTGTTTAAACGCACGACGTTGAACTATCAACTACCAGGCTATCTTTCACATACTGTTGAAGGACGTCATGTGGTTCGTGAGATTGGTATGTTGATGCGGTCGTACAATGAAAAACAATTTACAGATTATGTGGAAAGTAAATTTGCACAAGGGTTTGTATCGCGCCGTCTTTTTGTTGTAACTGATCTTAGATTCGATAACGAATACACAATGCTAAGAAAGCATAATGCAAAGATCGTTAAAGTTACTCGCCCTGACTACCATTACGATGGTCATATAACAGAGCGTGGTTTCGATGATGAGCTTGTTGACTTTGTCATTGATAATAAAGGATCATTGATAGAATTGCAGTCTAAGGTTAAGGACATGATGAATAAATTTAATGAGGGGTGGAAATGAAACACATTATGGGGCAAGGTAGTAGATCAACTTTAACGAACGTTAAAGAGGGTGATGTACAACCGAACGCAGTCGATCTACGTGTAGATAAAATCTTCAAAATTAAAACCGATCTGTTTCAGATTTCCAATGAAGAAAAGACGCACAGAGGAACAGATTATGAAATCAAACCAGACCATGTCGGATACTTTAATCTCCAACCTGGACATTATGAAGTGGTTATGGAAAATATTATCCACGTTGGAGAAAATGAAGCAGGATGGGTTATCACTAGGAGTACTCTTAACCGTAATGGGTTATTTCTTACTTCTGGCTTGTACGATAGTGGTTACAACGGTGTTATGGCCGGTGTATTGCATGTCACTATTGGTCCGGCACGTATTAAGAAAGGTACGAGAATTGGTCAGTACCTAAGTTTCGACGCGGAAGCGTTACATTCGTATGAAGGCTCTTACGGGTTAAATTCTGAGCATGATAAAAAATATGGAGTAAAATAATGGAAATCAAAGTAGATATCTCTGAACTACAGAAGAAGAAACTGTTCGTAGCCACACCGATGTATGGTGGTCAGTGTGCGGGCATGTATACGCGTAGTATTGCTGACTTGTCAGCGATTTGCGCAAAGTATAACATCCCATTACAACTATACTACCTATTCAACGAATCGTTGATCACACGTGCTCGTAACTACTGTGTTGATGAGTTTATGCGTTCTGGCGCTACTCACCTGATGTTCATCGATAGCGATATTGGTTTTAACCCACAAGATGTCATTGCGATGCTTGCGTTGGTTACTGACGATAGCCCATACGATGTTATCGGTGGTCCATATCCTAAGAAGTGTATTAGCTGGGAAAAGATCAAGCTCGCTGTAGATAAAGGTGTTGCTGATAAAGATCCTAACACACTAGAAAAGTTTGTTGGTGACTATGTGTTTAACCCAAAACACAACCAAAGGGAAATCCCTATTGGTGAGCCAGTTGAAGTCCGTGAGATTGGAACAGGCTTCATGATGATTCGTCGTAAGACATTTGAGGATTATGCTAAAGCATACCCAGAACTCAGCTACAAGCCAGATCATGTTCGTACTGAGCATTTCGATGGTTCGCGTGAGATTATGGCTTACTTTGATTGTATCATCGATCCAGAAACTAAGCGTTACCTTTCTGAAGATTACAACTTCTGCTATCACGTCGATAAGATGGGTAGCCGTACATGGTTCTGTCCATGGATGCAACTACAGCACGTAGGTAGCTATGTGTTTGGTGGTAGCCTTGCAGATCTTGCATCGATTGGAGCTTCTGCAACAGCCGATCAAAGTCAAATTAAACCAAAGTGAGATTAATTAAATGAAATTTGAACAACAGACACTAGCAGTTCTCAAGAACTTCTCTAGTATCAATCCTTCGATATGTTTTAAAGAAGGTCAAAAGTTGCGTACAATTTCTCCAGGCAAAACAATTCTAGCACAAGCTGCTGCAACGAGTGAGTTACCTGGAACATTTGCAATATACGACCTTAGTAAGTTTATGAGCGTGATCTCGTTATTCGAAGATCCTTCCATCTCAACGAGCACGACTCACTTAACGATTAAAGATAACCGACAAACAATTAACTACACGTTTGCTGATATATCGACAATCATTGCTCCACCAGATAAAACTCCTGTCGTTGCATCGCCAGAGATTGAATTTGAACTGAGTGCTGATGTACTGTTGCGTGTACAGAAAGCGATGGGCGTATTGGGATTATCTGAGATGTCAGTTACAGGCGATGGTAGCACTATCTCTGTTAAAGCTGTTGATAGCAAGAAACCTGGTAACGACAGCTTTGCAATTGAGGTCGGCGAAACGACACACAACTTTAATATGATTTTCAAAGCTGAAAATATTAAGATGATGCCGTCGACGTATCAAACGCAGATCTCATCTAAAGGTATTGCCTATTTCAAGAGCGATCTAGTAGAGTACTGGATTGCAACAGAAGCTTCTTCATCGTTTGGAGGTTAAATGAAGCCAACATCATCTTTTAAGTTTCCGAAGTACTACAAGGCGCGTATGGCGTCGATTGTCGACAAGGAACAACGCAACTCTTACAAACGTGCCATGATCAGCGCGCTTTTGTATGCTCAAGAACAAGAGCGGCGTTTGGGTAAGAGCGATAAGAGTAATAACTACAATGATGAATGAGTACTGGCCATTCGAGACTGCTAACTACTGGAATGAGGTCGCCGTTTTAGCAGCCGCAGAGCCACCATCTGATTCATTTAAGACCGATAAAGTAGCAAAAAAAGTTCCGTTGTTTGCTAGACGTCCGACTGCGTTTGATATTGTATACCTCGATGAAGTATCGCAATATATTAATAGTTTGGGCAATCTAACGGCAGCACGCGTGGCACGTGCTCTTGTTGAGCGGCGCATTGGACATACGGAAGAAACTTATCAGGACACAATCTTCAGTCCTACGCCACGCTTACAGGACGTTAGTGTATGGAATATTAAATCATTCCATCACTGGATGACTTTGAAAGAAATGGCACACTTAACTTCGTTTGATAAGTTTAGTAGGATTGTTGAAATTGGAGCTGGTATTGGCGAATCTGCTCGAATGTTGCTGGATGCCTTCGGATACAAAGGAGAGTATGTTATTGTCGATCTTCCGTCGATTATCCCTTACTCCAAAAAGAATCTTGAAGGATACAATATTAAATTTACAACCGACTATAAGTCTTTAGAACAACAACCAGAAACGTTGGTGTTTAGTACTTGGGGGTTGAGTGAAATAGAGTTGTCTTTGAGAGAGCAAATGTTAGATCATATTAATCCTGATCAAATGTTTGTAGCTTTTCAAGGAAAGATATTTGACGTCGACAACCGAGAATACTTCCTCAAAGACTATACTAGGCGCTACAAGAAATACATTTCATTGAAACAAATTCCTCTTCATCATGTCGATGGAGGCAATTATTATATGTGGGCTTATTAATATTATGAGAGAAGATTTTTTATGGACAGAGAAGTATCGCCCAAAGACGATAGATGAAGCTGTCCTTCCAAACGAACTGACGAAAGTATTTCAACAGTTTATCAACGATAAAGAGGTTCCCAACCTTTTACTTACAGGAAGAGCAGGGGTAGGTAAAACAACAGCTGCTAAAGCGATTTTAACGCAGCTAGGATGCGATTTCATTATTATCAACGGTAGCTTGCATGGTAATATCGATACGCTCCGTAATGAGATTCTCACATATGCTTCAGCTGTATCACTTACCGGTGGTCGCAAATATGTTATTCTTGATGAAGCAGATTACCTCAACCCCAATTCAACGCAACCAGCTCTTCGTAATTTTATGGAAGAGTTTGCGAAGAATTGCGGGTTCATTTTAACGTGTAATTACAAGAATCGCATTATTCCCGAGCTGCACAGTCGTTGTAGTGTAGTGGAGTTTAAGATTCCTAATACAGAGAAGCCCAAACTAGCTGCAAGGTTCTTTAGACGTGTAATTGATATCTTGGCAAGTGAGGGAGTCGAAAACGATCCTAAAGTTGTTGCTGCGGTCGTAGAAAAGCATTTTCCAGACTTCAGACGAACGTTGAATGAGCTGCAACGATATGCAGCGACCGGTAAGATTGATTCTGGTATTTTATCGAACATCCAAGAAACCTCAATGAAAGAGCTTTTGGGTGCTTTAAAGAATAAAGAGTTTTCCACTGTCCGTAAATGGGTTGGAGAAAACTCAGACATCGATTCAGTCACAATGTTCAGAAAGTTCTATGATACTGCTCATGAGTTTTTGAAGACAGCCAGTATCCCACAACTTGTTTTGATTATCGCGGACTACCAATACAAACACGCTTTTGTGGCAGACCATGAGATTAATCTTGTTGCGTTCTTAACTGAAGTAATGGTTGAGTGTGAATTCAAATGAAAACAATAGTACACGTCAATCAAGCACATATTCGTAGTAATCGTAAAGCTGGTCCTGACGGCGATGGCGTTCCTGTGCTGACGGTTAAAACGTACAAAACGAATGTATACGCTAATAGCGTATCGATCGGTGGGCCTAGTAAAATTGTATATTCACCACACAAGCCTTTGAGTTGCGGAGCGCGCGTGTGGATTGAAACAGAGAGTGAGGTAAAAATAGATGGATGAAAATAACATTCCCGATCCAAAATGGCATCAGCGGATCAGTTTTATAAAAAGTGCTTTCAGAGTATTTGCTGGAGTTGCTTTGATATCTGGAACCGTAATAGATGCTGGAATATATTTGATTATTGCTGAAGTTTTAGGTATAGTAGAAGAACTTGTATGAGGTCTAAGTACCCTTTATCCTACCGCTTGAAATATTTTTGGTCCATGTGGGCTAAGGCTCTTGGTCAGAAGGGTCATCATGACGATCGGTATGCAGATAAAATTGCTGCTATCAGAACAGTAATCGTACTGTCTTATTTAATAACGAATTGTTTTATTATTGCTGGTGTAATACACCATTGGTGAGGAGATATACTATGAATGTCAATGAAAGACGTGGCTTCTTGAAGGGGTTTGGACTGCTCGGAGCTGTAGTTGGCGGAGCTGTTGCTACTAAAGTTGTCGTAGAGCAGAAGGCGGAACAGGCTCTTGTTCCTGTTAGTGCTCCTACGGTCGATCCTAAAATTATTGCTATGATTGAAGAGCAGTCGCCATCCAACATGCAATTGCAATCAACGTATGGTGAAATCAAACCTCCTCCACCTCCTCCACCTCCAACTAATTGGAGTGGCACCAACGGTTCGTTTATAGTGAGTAATGGTAGCGGTGGGTATTTTACTTCTTCACCAAACTTTGGTTCTCTATCAATTAACAGTAATACAAAACAATTTGTACCAGGTACCGAGAAGTCTGTGTCAGTGAAAATGGTTCCTGGTCCGGACGGCGAGCTGTACATCAACGTTAATGGTAAATGGAAGCGTGTGATCACGACCTGATATGCTAGACACTTTTTTTAAACCCACACTAGACTGGATCAAAAGTGATTACAAAAGTCATAGAGTACGTTTTTGTCTTGAGGTCCTTGCTTGGGCTATATCTATTGGCTGTAGTCTCACTATGGCTATTACCGTCCCCAATCCACCTCTTTTGGGTCTATACCCCATTTGGATTTCTGGCTGCGCTATTTACGCTTGGTGTGCTTATAGTCGGCGTTCCTTTGGTATGCTGGCTAATTACATCCTTCTCACAACAATCGACACAGTCGGCCTCTTCAGAATGATTCTATGACTCCGTTTGACTTCATTAACGCTATCAATAGTAAAGGAAAAAAAGATGTAATGTCTGGAACAGACAACGACGTGGCTGCGGAAGCAGCTTATGTTCCATACGTTGCTAATAAAACACTTTCGTATTTTCCGGAAACGCTCATGCACGCTAACGAAGCGAATAAAATGAGCCATTTGGATAAAAAACTCCAATTTCACTACCTTCTAAATAGTATTCGTCCAGGCAAAAGATATGCCAAATGGGTAAAGAAGGAAGATAGTGACGAGTTAGACCTTGTAAAGCAGTATTATCAATTCAACGATGAAAAAGCTAGACAAGCCCTTGCACTACTCTCAAAACAACAACTTTCCATGATAAGAACAATTTTAACAAATGGAGTTAATAATGAGTGTAGTAGACCAGTTGATTGAAGTGCGTCTAGTAAACGAAGATGATTTTTTAAAAGTAAGAGAAACATTGACCCGTATTGGGGTGGCTTCCAAAAAAGATATGAAGCTGTATCAATCGTGCCACATCTTACATAAGCAAAGCAAGTACTATATTGTGCATTTCAAGGAATTGTTTGCGCTAGATGGAAAGCCATCCAATTTTTCAGATGATGATATGGGCCGCAGAAACACAATTGCGCGCCTTCTTGATGAGTGGGGATTGATACAACTAGTCGATCCTGTAAAGAGCTCAACTCCTCTAACACCCTTGTCTCAAATAAAAGTGCTTCCACACAAAGAGAAAGATCAGTGGGAGCTTGTTGCGAAATATAATATCGGTAAGAAGAATTAACGTATTGGCCAGTGTTTATTGAAACGCTCAAAATAAAACATTAGTTCTTCTTTATCGTCGTCATAATACTCGCCGACATAATCTGATTTCACTTTAGAGTGTATGTTCTCGCACATAGCGACGAGAGTAACATCGTTTCGTTTGAAACCGAATAAATCTAGCACTTCCAGCATCCATTTCCAGTTACCGCCTCGTATAATTCCAGCTTCGATCATCACGATCTTAGAGTATTGCTGGAATTCGTGTATCTTCATCTTCATTTCAGCAATGTACGGTTCTGGCGATTCGTCGGGATACGTTACTTGCACGGGAATAATATGTAACATATCGCCGCTGCGGGACCATGCATGTGCAAGATGCATTGCAACGGTTGCAGAATAGTCTGGTGAAGCCATTACAACAGCCGTCGTTGTAGGATCGAAATCACTACTATCCACTATAGTCAGAAGCTTCTGAATGAGCTCCCACTCCTTTTCGCGGGTAATAAAATGTAAGGGGCGTCTGTTCATTTGCTATCCTCAGGAAGAATCAACTGTTTGTTCTTTTTATAATTTTCCTCATCGAGGAATTTTATTGCTTGTGTTATCTTATCTAGATCGTGCTTTTGCAACTCTTCCATCTTCTTCCTATACTCGCCTTTCTGTGCAAGCTCCGGCCATCTTTTTAGTTTATCGTAGTGTATCCATGTAAACATTAAAACGATCACTATAATAACAACAAGTATGCCCGACGCTATTGCCATTTCAATGTGAAGTGTTTCAAGGCGCTTTTTACGTTTTGCTGCACGTATTGCTTCTT